TTTGAACCTACGACCTTCAGGGTTGTAGACTATCTATATATATCAAGTAATTACCGGGGTGAAGTCCCAGTAAACCGATAACTAAGTGTTGTAATTAGCACTAGACAAATGATTTATTCAGTGTATAAGCGAGGGGCCTCGGGCCCCGAGCGTACCCCATACTGGTAGGACTTATGCATAGTCGTAACGAACAGATACAAATGGTTAAAGGAATCAGTCTACGGGCTAATGAACGCCGTAGTCTAAACTGTCCGTTCTGTGGTGATACTAAGAAGAAGTTTAGTATAGCCAGAATAGATGGTCGTATTGTCTGGAACTGCTACAGAGCCAGTTGTGATGCTCGAGGGGCCTTTAACACTGAGCGTAATCAATCAGAATTAAAATCACGGTTGTCTAGGTCTGAGATTGCCCTGCCTCGTAAGATAAACTCTATACCGTCTATACTGTCCTCTGTGTATAGCCATCCTGATGCAGTTGAATATCTAAAATCAGTTAACTCATTAGGAGCGTATAAAGATGGTTTAGTACACATCAAATACTCACCCTCTGATAATAGGGTATTGTTCTTTAACAAGGATAAAACCGGGGCCGTGGGAAGGGCTTTAGATAAACGAAATCCTAAATGGTGGAGTTACGGCGACACGTCTGGAGGCATAGTTGTCGGTGATAATTCTCATGCCGTAGTAGTGGAGGATGCGGCATCAGCCTGTAGTGTATCTAGAATTGGAGTGACAGGTATAGCACTTTTAGGTACACAACTAACGCCACTTATTAAATCTAAACTTACTGAATTTAATCGTGTAACAATTATTCTTGACAAGGATGCATCTTCTAAAGCATTAAGTATAGCTAAGAAGATGGCGCAGTATACAACTGCTACCGCAAAACTAACTAGAGATGACCTCAAATGGATGAGTGTTACGGAGATTAATAAAGTTGTTAACCCTGAACAATAGACACTTTGAAAATTTGGTAGCCCACTCTTTTACTGGGTCTTATCTTTTAAAGGCTTACGGAGCGCACTACAGAAAACATTTACGCATAAATAGCAAAATATTATCTGCTATAATTTTTAAAACAGCCTGTAGATATATGAAATGGAAATTTCCTCCAACAGCACCCCCAGCTTTGTCTTGACCATATTAAAAATTTAACCTAGAGCCGCAGTCGATATTCTGCGTAAACAAGTATTCGTCTACGAGGCCAGTACAGACGTTAAAGTGAAGGGAATGGCACAATGAAAGCAAGAGCAATATTAGTTATAGATTATCTGTTCGACGAGGGTGGCTATAAACAAGCCGCAGCCGAGCAGGAGAAGATAGAGGCAATGTTAGAAGAGTTGATCAAAGGTAACCCTACCGTGGTTAATTCGCAGATGAAAATCACAGAGCGCCGGGGAGATACCCCGCCTAACATATCAAAGATGAAGTTTAGAAATAATTAAACTTAATCAGTAGTTTATAATTTAATTAAGAGCCTCGGTCATTCCGGGGCTTTTTTTATTTTATAAGCCATGCTATCCAAACGCACCTAACAATCAACTAACAAGGTGCTAAATGGACCACTCAATTATTAAAAGCCTTCTACGCAAGGACTTTTACGAGCAGAACAAGACCAGACTCAAGGCGTCTCTATTCGAAGATGAAGTACGAGACCTCTACAATGTAATCACAGAAGCCCATGATCGGTATGATCACGACTTGTGTTCAAACGAATTAAACCTTCTGTACGAGCAGCAACACCCGGTCGCCACTCGGGCTGAGAAAGAGGTTGTTGCAGATTTGATTGAACGTATTTCTCAATCATCAGATATATCTAATGAAGTAGCTTCGGATATATTGCTTGATCTGTACCGAAAGACAGAAGGCCTAAAGATAGCTAACCACGGCATATCTATTTCAGAGGGTCGATTCGAAGCCCTTGAAGAAGTTAAAAACCTGATCAGTAAGATCGATGAGGACTTTGAACCGGATGACTTGCCCCAACCCTGCCGCTTAACTATCGATGAATTAATGGCCACGGCGAGTGACGCCAACCGTTGGCAGTTTAATATCCCCACATTATCTCGGCATGTTTATGGCATTGGTCCGGGCGAGTTTATGGTGGTGTTCGCCTTATCGAATGTGGGTAAATCTGCCTTTGGCATCAGCCTATGCTTTGCGCCCGGCGGCTTTGTAAGCCAAGGAGCTAAGTGCATGATCGTGGGTAATGAGGAGGTCGTGGCTCGCACCCGACTACGTGCCATGATTGCCTATACCGGAATAAGCGCCCGACAGATAGCGGAGGGCAGAGGCGTCGAGGTACAAACTAAGTTTGCTGAGATCGAAGACCAAGTAGAGTTTATAGATGCCCAAGGTCTAGACCTGAATACGATAGAGGCCTGCATAAAACGATTTGAGCCAGACGTTGTAATTGTCGATGTAGCCGACAAGATCGTTATACCCGGCAATTTTAATGCAGGCCACGAGCGCTTGAGAGCCTTGTACGTTCGGCTGCGTGAAACCGCCAAGACTTATAATTGTATGTTGTTGGGGGTCAGCCAAGCCAGTGCTGAAGCTCATAACAGAACCATCCTGCCATTTACTATGATGGAGAACTCCAAAATTGGTAAGGCCTCGGAAGCTGATTTGATCTGTGGCATCGGGGCCTATGATGATCCTGATGATAATACTCGATACCTCAGTATATCTAAAAATAAGTTAAATGGATGGCACGGCACCGAAGCAGTTCAACTTCAAACGGAGGTTAACCGCTATGTCGCTTAATGTACTTACCCTCGATGGAGAGACCACCACACGTATGTTGGGCGATAAGCACGACAACAGCCCAATGAACCCAGATAACAAGTGTGTGGGCATGTGGTTTAAAAAGAATGATGAGCCGGTTCAAGGTTTGGTATTTTACCACGCTGAAAATGTTGTACCGGACGATCCTACCCCTCTTGTTGAGGCGCTGGATTGGGCTGATGTGATTGTCTGCCACAATGCCAAATTCGATATCCTGTGGCTTACCCAGATGGGTTTTACCATCCCGCCTAAAGTATTCTGTACCATGATAGCACAGTATATTTACGCTCGAGGTCAGATCCAAGAAAAGTTTAGTCTAGAAAAGGTGGCTGAGAAGCGGGGCGTAACTCGAAAAAAGAGTGAGCTGGTGTCTCAGATGTTTAAAGACGGCACCGGGTTTGATCGGATGCCCCTGCACATCGTTGAGGAGTACGCAATCGCTGACGTTCAATCGACTTACGAAATATACCTGCAGCAAGTGGCCGAGCTGGAGCTGCCGAAGAATAAACCTCTGAAGCCTATTTTTGATTTGATGAACGAAATGCTGATGTTTCTCGTCGAGATCGAAACCAATGGCATCAAGATAGATAGGCAAGTTTTATCAGAGGTCGAGGTCAAGTTTAAGACTGAGAAAGCCCAACTGGAGAATGATCTATCGAGGATCGTTGAAGAGGTTATGGGCGACACGCCTATAAACTTAAATAGCGGGGCCGACATGACCAAAGTGGTGTACTCCCGACAAGTTAGAGATCGAAAACAATATGTGGAGAAATGGAACATAGGCCTAGATGCTCGAGGCAAGCCTAAGATGATGTATCCTATGAGTGATAGTAAGTTCGCCCGTTACGTTCGGGAGACTACTCAAAAGGTGTATCGGACTGTGGCCCATTGCTGCACTGAATGTAGTGGATCTGGACGCATCAGAAAAATTAAGAAGGATGGTACGCCATTCAAACAAACAAACGTGTGCCCGGTCTGTACCGGAGAAGGTGCTCTCTACGTGCCTACTAATAAAGTAGCTGGACTCAAGCTATCCCCGGTAGATTCGTCCTACGTGTCCATCAACGGATTTAAGACGAACAAGGAGACAATTAAAAAGCTGCTCCTCCAAGCTCGTAACAAAGATAATCTGCAGGCGGTGAAGTTTCTTAGCAAGATGACTCGCCTTAATGCAGTCAGCACGTACTTGGATAGCTTTATCAAGGGCATTCAAACCTATTGCCGAGACACTGGTTTACTCCATTCAAGTTTTAATCAGACCACTACGGCCACGGGTCGTTTGTCTTCCACCAATCCTAACTTCCAAAATTTACCCAAGGGTAATAAGTTTGAGGTGCGCCGAGCTATTGTCAGCCGGTTTGGTCCAGAAAATTTTATTTGCGAAGCCGACTTTAGTGGCCTTGAATTTCGGGTGGCGGGAGAGCTTAGTCGAGATCCCCAGATCATCGAAGACGTTTTAAATGGCAAAGACGTTCATAGTCAAACGGCCTCAATAATTCATCAAAAGCCTGCTAGTGAAGTAACCAAAGACGAGAGAGGTGCGGCGAAGGCTATGACGTTCCAGCCCCTTTATGGCGGGATGGGAAAAGGTTTAGAGCCGCACTTACGACAATACTTTGATTCCTATTTTGATATTTATAAGGGCTTGGCTAAGTGGCACAGTGCCTTGGCTGATGAGGTGCTGGAGAAGGGTTATATACAAACCCCTAGCGGTCGGCAGTTTGCTTTCCCTAATGCTAAACGGCTGCGGAGCGGTCGGGTGTCTAACCATACTCAATTGGTTAATTATCCGTGCCAATCATTTGCCACGGCGGATGCCGTGCCTTTGGCGTGTATCCGAGCACTACGGGCCTTCAAAGAACGAGACCTTAAATCAAAAATCATACTGAGTGTGCACGATTCAATCGTCTGTGACGTGGTTAAAGAAGAGCTGCCGCAAGTTAAGGCAGCCTTAAAATGGGCTATGGTCGGTGTGGCAGATGAAATGAAGGAGCGCTTTAATTACGATACAATTCTCCCTCTCGATATTGAAATCGCAATTGGACCAAATTGGATGGAAATAAAAGAGATCAGTGTTGACTGATGCACTTAGCTAACGTATAGTTAAGCACTAACTAAAAAGGAGACCCGAATGGGCGAGTTAATGTATCACACCGATATGAGTATGGATCAAATGAGATCCATGATGGGAACCAGCGACAGGCCGCTAAAACAAAATTCCCAGCCTAATAATAGATTACCGGAACTGAAGATCAGCTCTCAGAGAAAAGATGAATCCGGTAATGATATTAAGAAACACATGGGTGAATTTTATGTGAAGGGGCTGGGCGAACCCGTGTACGCTAAGAGTGTGCGGGTCAGGGTTTTGTCTCAGTTATATCAGTGGATAGATTTTGATGAAGAGCAGATGCGGCCCCGTAACAAAACGATAATGATACCGTTTTTAAATATGGAGCCTCGGGATGAGCTAGGCACAATACGTTGCGGTAAGCCCCTGACTAAGGACATGGCGGATTGGCCGAAATCAAAGAAGGCCCAGTACGATTCAATTAATCTGTTTCGGCAGCTACGTGGATTGGTGTCTTACGAGGGACAAACCGTCGATGGAAAAACCGTCACGATAGAAAACCAACCGTGCATTATTATGAATAAGCGCAGCTCGTACATGAAGTTTGAGCAAGGCGTTATCTCTAGGATTAATGGCCGAGAGTTCAGCGATTACTGGATTGATGTAACGTCTGAAGAACAAGAGATGGGGTCCGTAGTTTACTACACTTGGAAATACACCCCAGATCTTAAAAATCCTGTGAGTATGGATGATGATACCGAAGCCACCTTAGTCGAGATTGCTCGCATGGTGGTGGAAGAAAATAACAGAATTGAAAATTCGTATAGGAAAAATAGGCAGAACTACGAACTGAATGAAGATGCCCTAAAAGCCTTGGAATCAGTCGAAGCTGACCTTGATGCAGACCTCGTAGACTTACCAGATTAATGCTCGAGGTAAAAATACGCAAAGCGTGTAGTCGGCTCAGTAATAATGAGCCGATTAAAATCGAGGAAGAATGGATCGATGAATGCGTAGAAATGATCAGGGACGCTCTGCATAAGCAATTCTTTCGGAAGAAAGAAGAGTTTCGTCCTCGAATGTCCAACATATCCAAACCGTCCTGCCAACTCCAAATGGAGAAGCGGGGCAAGCCAAAGGCTCGATTACCCTATAACTTTATCGTGCGTATGCTGCACGGGGATATAATCGAGGCTGTTATGCAACTGATCCTTCGGGCGTCAGGCGCTAACATTACCGGCGGCAAAAACAAGGTTAAGTTGGATCTCGATGGTACGGAAGTCCGAGGCGAAGATGATATTGAGATCGATGGTAAAATCTTTGATGTTAAGTCAGCTTCGCCTTGGGCCTTTAAGAACAAGTGGAGCAGTGGCTTAGAGGGCCTTAAAGAGTCGGATGATTTTGGGTATTTAGGCCAACTGGTTGGGTATTCCGTAGCGCAGAATAAGAAGCCCGGCGGCTGGATCGTTGTCGATAAGAGTTCTGGTGAGATTAATGTAGTCGAAGCCACTCTTAGAGCCAAGGATACCAAGAATATAATCCAAGGCATGAAAGATAATCTAAAGGCATTGGACGGTCGCTTTAAGCGTTGTTTTGAGCCTGAAGAGGAGTTTTTTCGAAAGAAGCCTACGGGATCTAAGAAGCTCCCGGCTACCTGCGGTTTCTGCCCTTTTATTGGTAGTTGTTGGCCCAAAGCTCAGAATTTGCCCATGACCTTATCACAAGCGCAGAACCCAAAGTACTATTGGTACACTGAGTATGCTGGAAAAAAACTTTGAAAACATCCTCGGCCAAAGCAAAAGGGCGTAACTTCCAGAAATGGACTCGGGATCAACTTTTAGATCGGTTCAACAGCCTCGAGCCTGCCGACATTCTTTCAACATCAATGGGCGCAGGCGGTGCCGATTTGAAGCTATCGCCTGCGGCCCAGCGCCTTATCCCACTCAGCTTTGAGTGTAAGGCACATAAATCATTTGCCGTCTATAAGATCATGGATCAGGCGGCAGCAAATTCACCCCAAGGGATAGAACCCATCTCGGTAATCAAGGCGGATCGAAAGAAGCCATTGGTAGTTATCGATGCGGAATATTTCTTCGACCTATTGGCGCAGTCTAATGTCTGATGGCACAGATCCTATAAACACCCTCGTGTTGTACGTTGAGCTGGATGATGACGCTGGGCTTAACGTAAGCGGGTCTCAGTATCTGGACCAAGATTTAGAGCCTGAGATAGCGCAGTACCTGACCTGCCTAATGCGGGGAATGTTCGTCCTATTCGATGATCTGAAGGACACGTTTGTGCACGTAGGATCTCTCGTAGAAGCCTATTCTGAAATGGTCGAGAAGGCAGAGCAAGAGATCAGTTTCGATGCAGATCCTGAACTCCTTAAAGCCATTGCCGAGAGCAAGATCATCCCATTCAAAAAGAAGAGTTAAGCATGGCTAAATGGGATCTAAATAAAATGGATTGTACCCCAAAAGACCGCATAAAAATTGAGTCTGATGGGCTTTCTACTTCGTATTATGTCTTACCCACTCACGCTACTGAGCTGCGTCATCTGATCAGCTTTAAGGGCATGAGCAAGAGCCGGGGCGATATATTTAAAGCCTGTTATCGGCTCGGCGAAAAGCAGGGCACAGACGTAGCTTACGACCTCAACAAAATGAAGTTCTTTATCGAGGACTTAATCGAAATGCATCAAAGAGGTGAGCCGCTATGAACTTTTCAGACTACCAAACACAAGCCGTAAAAACTGCCATTTATGATGATGCAGATTACATAATTTATCCCGCTCTAGGCCTGCTCAGTGAAGCCGGTGAAGTGGCGGGGAAAATCAAGAAAGTCCTACGGGACAACAAGGGTAATTTTACCCCAGAACTCAGAGAAAAGATAGCCGACGAAGCGGGAGATGTGCTGTGGTACTTAGCCAACCTGTGTACTGACCTCGGCGTAGACATGGCCTACGTGGCCCAAAAAAACCTCAACAAGCTTAATAGCAGAATGGCCCGTGGAGTTATTCAGGGCTCGGGAGACAATAGATGAGCAGCTTTAAATCAAACCTTAATCCAGAATTTAGATCTAAGTTTAGTGAAGATATTTTTAATCATAAATATCGTCACGAGGGTGCGGAAACTTGGGATGCATTAGCCAAGACTCTGATCGATGATGTGTGCGGAGATCTTTTGTCACCAGAAGACCAAGATCAATTGACGCAATATGTGCGTGAGATGAAATTTATCCCCGGCGGCAGATATCTCTACTATGCTGGGCGTCCTAATAAATTCTTCAACAACTGCTACCTCCTGAAGGCCGAGGAAGATAGTCGAGAAGATTGGGCTAACCTATCGTGGAAGTCTGAAAGCGCTTTAATGACCGGCGGCGGCATCGGTGTAGATTATTCTGTGTACCGGGCTAGTGGGTCTCCAATTGCCAAGACGGGCGGTCAGGCGTCTGGCCCTATCCCTAAAATGAATATGATCAACGAGATTGGTCGCCGGGTTATGCAAGGGGGCTCTCGTAGGAGCGCTATCTATGCCAGCCTGAATTGGAAGCATGGCGACATACATGAGTTCTTAGGGGCTAAGGATTGGGCTAGTATGCCGGTGGGAAGCACCGGAAAGACCTTGTGGGACATCAAGCAAGAAGACTTTAACTTTCCTGCCCCGTTAGACATGACAAACATCTCGGTAAATTACGACACTGAATGGTTGTTAAACTACTACAAAACCGGGGATGTAGGTGACGTATTTATCAAAAACGTCAGGCAGGCAATGAAGACTGCCGAGCCGGGTTTTTCATTTAACTTCTTCGATAAGGAAAACGACACGCTGCGTAATGCCTGCACTGAAGTAACTTCAGCGGATGACAGTGATGTGTGTAACCTTGGATCAATTAATATGGGCCGTATTACCGATATAGACGAGATGGCGGATGTGGTTGCACTAGGGACCAAGTTCCTTATTTGCGGCACACTAAAAGCTCGTCTGCCCTACGAGAAGGTATACGAAACCCGAGAAAAGAACCGCCGATTAGGCCTTGGTCTGATGGGAATGCATGAGTGGTTAATACAGAGGGGGTCGAAGTATGAAGTTACTCCAGAGCTGCATTCGTGGCTGCAGGTATATAAAGGCGTTAGTGATAAGGTATCTCAAGAAACCGCCGACGAGTTCTCAATATCTAGACCAGTGGCAAACAGAGCCATCGCCCCAACCGGGTCCATTGGTATTCTTGCTGGCACCAGCACTAGCGTTGAGCCTATTTTTGCTGTTGCTTTTAAGCGTAGGTACCTCAAGGGAAATACACGATGGGTATACCAGTACGTGGTGGATAATGCTGCCCAAGTATTAATCGACCAAGGTGCTGATCCAAATAGTATTGAGAGCGCTATCGACTTAGCATCCGATTATGAACGGCGCATGGCTTTCCAAGCGGATGTCCAAGACTACGTGGATATGTCGATCTCTTCTACGATTAACCTACCGGCGTGGGGAACTAAGCTTAATAATGAGGATACGGTGGCTGACTTTGCTCTTACGTTGGCTAAGTATGCGCCACGTCTAAGAGGATTTACCTGTTATCCTGATGGTAGCCGGGGCGGCCAGCCACTCACGTCTGTGCCCTATTCAGAGGCAGTAGAGAAGCTGGGCGAAGAGTTCGAAGAGCATATTGAAACCCATGATATTTGCGAAATATCGGGAACCGGCGGATCTTGTGGCGTCTGATGATTAAGGGGTTCAGCGCAGAGGATCATGCCCAGTACGACCAACCGGCCAGACGAACAGCCAAGAGGTTTTGGAAAGCTAATGGCTACGAGTGCTACGACCATGAAAATGAGTATGATGTAGACCTCGTAGTCAAAGGCAAAGGGCGTAATTTCTTCTGCGAACCCGAGGTTAAAACCGGGTGGCATGGGTTGAAATTTCCCTTTGAAACCTTACATATACCAATACGGAAGGCCAAGTTCTTAGACCGGCCCACCGTCTTTATTGTGTTCAATAGTAGCCTCCATCGGGGGGCTGTAGTGAGCAGACAATACCTTAAATCCGCCCCAAGAAAAAAGGTACCCAATAACCGGGTACCCACAGGCGAATTATTCTTCGACATACCTGTTGATCAGGTGAAATTCTTCAGCTTTTTAGGAGTGTAATATGACCTTCACTATGCCCTTCGGAGCGTTTGCTCCAGCCTATCAAATGACCTACACATTACCCGTATTCCGCCTGCCAGTGATGCCAGTATGTACGGTGGTAATGGTGGAAAAAGACAATGAAATCAAAGAAAAAGCCTCTGAGGATATTGACCCCGAGGCTTAAAAACACTACATATTGTGTTGAGCGGTTTGGTCACCGTTCTAGTTAGTTGAGCCCCTCGGACTTCGGTTCGGGGGGTTTTCTATTGCGGTACCAAATCCATCATTTGCTGATCAATAGGATCGTCCTGACCCATTGCTGTATAGAATCCTCGAGCAGTTAATTTCCGCATAATGTCCAAGGCACTCTCTTCTTGGTTCTGAGACAACAGGGTTAAAATTCTAGAAAATTCCTCTGGGTCAGAGGCTATATTTGCCATTGTAACCCTAGCCGCTTCTGCCACTTTCTCTCGCATATCTTTTGTAACGGCATCGCCTAAATTTCTTATAATTGTAGCTCTAGTGTTAAGTACGCCAAATTGAAGCGTTACGGCCCTATCCATTAGCTTTTTAAGATCTTGGTCATAGGTGGTAGTAGATCCAAAAGTCTCCCCACGTATAGACCGGCCACCGGCAGCCATATCATGTATTTCGAGAAGCCTAAACAACTGACCTGCACGTTCTGGCTCATCCGCAAAAATTGTAAATAAGGATTTAAGAGTTGGGCTCGAGGGATCTTCCAATATGGAGGCCACCCTAGCGGCAGATATACTTCGTACCGTACTGGTAGGATCGCCGGGCTTTGTGCCTACTGCTTTGGATATTCTGAGGTTTTCCATCAAATTAACGATGAAAGCCGACTTCATCCCTCGTACCGCCAAATCACCATTCGGGCTATTTCGGGCAGCCTCTAGCAACTCAGGGAGGTAGTTAGGAGCTTGGGCGTTATTGAAGATACGCTTAAATGCTTCTTGTGGCGTTTGTGTAACCGCAGGCCCCGATTGCTTACCCGCTATATCATATACAAATGCACTAGCCGCCTTAGCTTCAGCATTTCGCAGCACTTCATCAGCTACCTTTTGAACTCTTGCTAGGGCAAGTTCGGCAGAGACTAGCCCTGATTCAGCGCCCTGAAGGTCTTGTATTACCGAATTAAATCTATCTACAACATCTGGGCTAACCACACGCAAGCGCTTGATAAAAGGATCTACCGCCTCAAGAATCTCGGCACTGCTTGGGCCCTCCACAGTCGAAGTCCCGGCCTTAGCTCTATTGAAGGCCAAAGCGTTCATAGCCTGCCCAACCCAAGCTTCCGACAGTTCTACTGGGATATTTTGATCGTCAAAAGCAGATTCCTGCATGGCTCGAATAAACGATCTAATGTACTCGGGATTATAATCTATATCCCCTGCAGCCTGCTCGAGGGCCCTCATTCCGGCAGTGTAGGTTTCCTGCACCCCAACCCCAGTATCGGGTACAGCCCGTCTGGCTACGGTATCGTACTCTTTTAACGGGGCGGTGCTGCGCCATGTGTTCTGATGCTTCTTCCACAGATTCATTGCTTCTTTAAACTGCTCATCATCAATTTCGGCAGCCATTTCATCAATGCCATCTTTAAGCTTTTTAACTGCAGTAAAGGGCTCACCTTTAGTGACAAGTTGCTTTATTCTGGCCTCTAGAAGCGGTCGTATTTCCGTATATACATCTGTGAACGAAAGATTTTCTGCAATTAACCTTGCATCTGTAGCGTCAAGGCTGCCGTCTTTAGCATATCCTTTGGCTAATTTAACTAGATTATCAAAGGGTGTGGACTTTACTTGGTTTGCTAACGTCACTTGCTCTATTGAATCGAGTGCAGTGGACGCTTCCCGTACTAATTCGGTAAATTTAGGCACATCCAACGGTTTATAGGGAAGGTTGTTAAACGCATCGTTATACATGCTCTGCGAAGACTTCCACTCTGCGTAGAGCTGTGGCCCGGTAAGATTTTGTAATCGAGCTTGTTCGGCAGGAGTATCTCCAAAAACATCCCCTTGGCGCTGTGCTTGTACTAACCTATCAGCTATTTCGTTATTAGATCGAAGTGTAGTTAGATCTTGCAGAAGCGTATCTACCGTGGCTTGGGAGCCCATCACATCAGCTTGTGCGGCACCTAAGTCAGCTACTATTGGATTGGCTAATTCATCAGCGGAACTTTGTACGGCAGGCGCTCCACCCAATTCTTCAGAGGTATCGACCAATGCTTGCTGCATACCGCTCAGGAAATTAGTTTCGGCAGTACGCACTGACCCGCTGGATACCTGAGTTTGCCTCAAGTCCACCATCTTAGAAACCATATCACCGGCTAATTTACCCGAGAACTGCTTCCAATCGGCGTCTGACATTAAAGACTTTTGCAAAGAGTAGGCTGTATCAACATACTCTTGAACACCATTACGCAAGGCTGTGGTGGTAGTTAGCGGTACATTCGTGCCTGCCAACGCATCAGCCTCAAATATCTTATTTTTATCCAGTACATCAGCCAGTATTTTTAGACGGTCGGCCAGAACCGGTGCGGGTAAACCCACTAGGTTGGGGTCAAGTTCTGCCACCACCAACATGCCTATATCCATGTCCCGGGAGTTCTTAAATAACGCCCCAGCGCCCTTGAATACTTTTTTACCTTTGCCGTATGCAGCTTTGGCGGTTTTACCCAATGCGTTAATGATGCCTGAGAAGGCTACGTTATCAGCAAATACAGCAAGGTTTTGATTTTCCTCCGGGTCTAATCCAAATACCTCCACCACTTCATCGCCAAACAAAGGCACGGTACGGTCTGGTGCAGTAACCGTAGCGCCTATGTTAGCACCGGTACCGGTCAGTACAGACCTAACTAAAGTATTAGCAGCGGTACCTAAGTCTGCGGGGGATTTACCCTTACGGCTTCTTTTTGACCATTGCTTTGCAATAAATTTGGCAGCTTTAGGAGTAAGTTTAGATCCCTTAATGAGGGATTGTACAAGACCGGCCCCCGAGGCCGCCCCTAGTAAAATTGAGGTCACTTCTTGTACTGTATTATCAATATCGCCTTCGGGCGGTAGTGTTGGAAAATTTTCTTTAATATATGCTGTATCAGGACCAGTAAGGTTACGCAGAATAGGGGTTCGATCCGCCACGTACTCAACACTCTGGCCTACGGCTTTAGCAGCTTCCAAAGCGCCTCCAGCAACATTACGAGCAATGCGACCTCCAGTTTTCCCCAATAGCATATCTACACCCTTAGACCCCGGTGCTGGCACTACATAGGTCTGAGGATTACCGTCTTCGTCTGTAGTTTTTTGAGTGCGAATACCAAAGAGCCCCTCTTCGCCTTGCTGCTCGTAAATTTTTTGGTTTGCTTCATCAACAGCCTTCTGCAACAACACCCGCTTGTCTCGGTCTGACGCAGACTGAAATTCTTCTGTTTGGCTCACGTCTTGCCCCACTGGGCTCGTCCGAATAAACTTATTCAATCGAGATCCGCTTAGGCCCAAAGTAGCGGCAAAACCCGGTGGATCATAGTATTGGTCGGCGGAGAATGGTTTCTCCTCCGCCACTACTTCCTCTTCGTCTTCGGGAAGATCATCCCACGGGAATGTTTGATTAGTATCCTGCAGGAGATCATCCCACGGCAT